GCGCAGCCAATACGGCGAAAATGTAGAACTGCGCACGGCAGAAGTCCGCGCAGCAGGTGACGATTCGCTGGTAGTCGAAGGTTACGCCAGCAATTTTGATGTAGAATACGACCTCGGCTATTTCAAAGAATCCGTATCGCGCGGCGCCTTCGATGAGGTGTTAAACGACGACGTGCGGTTTTTGCTCAATCATACGGGCGCGCCATTGGCACGAACTACGAACGGAACACTGGAATTGAGCATTGACGAAACAGGCTTAAAGTACCGCGCAGCTTTGGCCGACACGCAAGACGGTCGCGACCTTTACAAGCTGATTAAGCGCGGCGACATTACTCAATCTAGTTTTGCGTTTACCATCGACAAAGACGAATGGAGCGAGGACCGTAGCACGCGGACCATCACCAAGGTCGGCAGGTTATTAGACACTTCGGCGGTGACTTTTCCAGCAGCTCCAACAACGACAGTAGCAGCGCGAAACATGGCAGCGGCGGCGCAGGAAGCGGCGGAATTGAATGACGAACAGGAAACGCAGGAACCCGAACAGGAAGAACGCGCAGAGCCTGAAACTATAAAAACCGAACCGCGTAACTTTACGCACAACTCAGAAAAGAATTTTTCAAATATGACACTTAACGACCTAAAAGGCCAACGCTCCGCGTATTACGAGGAGTTCGTAGGCATCGGACAAAAAGCGGACTCAGAAGGCCGCTCATTGACAGAAGCAGAGCAGGAGCGATGCGACAAGCTCGACGGCATGATTGTCGACTTGGATGTAAAGATTAAGCACAAGACGCGCGAGCAGGAAATGGTTGCACGCATGGCGCAGAGCGGAAACGTTTCGAACGCCGAGCAGCGTGAAGTTGAGCGCGTTCACGGCGCGTTTTCAATCAGCCGAGCCGTAGCACAAATCGCCAACGGCCGCAGCTTGGAAGGTGCTGAGGCTGAATGGGCGCAGGAAGCTGCGAAAGAGGCGCGTTCACAAGGCTTGCAAATGACTGGTCAAATCGCCATTCCTTCAATCGCTTTGCGTGCTTTGGGTGACGCTGACGAACACAGCGCAACCACGGGTTCAGGTTCGGGTTCAGTTGCAACTGTTGTACCTGCTGCCATCGAAGCCTTGCGAGCGCCAACCGTAATTGAAAGTTTGGGAGCTACTGTAATTCGAAACGCTGCTGGCAACTTGCAATTCCCACGAATCGCAACCAAGGCAAGCGGAACGGATGAACCTGAAGCCGACCCAAATGCTGCATCAGGTTTGTTGATGGATGCCGTCAGCATGACGCCTGAGCGTGTATCTGCAAAGACCACGTACACAAAACAACTCATCCTCCAGGGAGGTGTGGGCATAGATACGCTCATCGCGAACGACTTGAGCGCAGCGATGAACGCATATATTGACGACCGAGCGTTTGACGTGATTTTGGCCGACAGTGACGTAGACGACCAATCGACTGGTGGAGCCAACACCGACATGACTTCTGCATTGGCAGTAGCTATGGAGGCGGCTGTTTTGGCTGCTGGTGGAAACCTTGGCGGCGCTGCTTACGCTATGTCGCCTGAAGCGTTTAAATTGGCTAAGAACGTAGCGCAAGTTTCAAGCGTTTCAGCTTTGTACGACTTATCGTCTAACACGTTCAACGGTTACCGAGCAGTAGCCACGCCTTACTTGGTAAATGCTGCTGGACCATTGGGACAAATGGTTTTCGGTAACTTCCAACAGGGCCTTATCTTGGCTTACTTCGGTGGCCTCGACTTGTTGGTTGACCCATACAGCGCAGCGGGCAACGCACAAATTACTTTGCACGTGAACCGTTTCTTCGACGTTGCTGTACGTCAGCCAGGCGCCTTGAGCATCTGCACAGACATCGAAGCTGCATAATTAGTAGCGTGATAATTTGGGAAAGGGGCGGCTTCGGTCGCCTCTTTTTTTTGTCCGTATTTTAGCGACATGATGACCGTTGAAATAACAGGCACGCCGACGCTCGACAGCGTTATAACGGTAGCCGATTTAAAGACGCATTTGCGCGTAGACCACAGCGACGAGGATACGCTGATAGAGGCGTACCGCGACGCGGCTATAAAGTGGATTGAGGATTACTGCAACACGCGACTCGGCGACGTGAGTGCCGTGGGCTACCTCGATTATTTCAAGCCCTCGCGTTTTCCGATTGGCCCAATTACGGCCATCAGTTCGGTGACGTATTTGGACACCAGCAACAGCACGCAGACGCTGGACACGTCCAAATATTGGTACGACATTAAAACGAACGCCGCTCGGATCACGTTTGACCAAGTGCCCGACACATACGACGACGCATACCACCGCGTGCAAATTAACATGACGCTTGGTTATGCCGAGGCCGATATACCAAAGCCGATACTGACTGCTTTGCGCTGGATGGTGGCGCATATGTACGAACAGCGGCAGCCCGTTGTAGCAGGTACGACCGTAGCCGAGTTGCCAATTGGTTTCTATGCTATCCTGAATCCTTATCGCATTATTACGACGTCATGAGGATAGGCCAAAGCGACCGACGCATAACGGTGGAGCGATACTCCACGACCACGAACGACTACGGCGAACGCGTGCAAACGTGGTCAACGCTGCTTACCGTTTGGGCGGAACTTATGAAGACGGGCGAAGGCATGACGGAACGAATTACGACTGACCAAGATATGCCCGTGCAACGGCTGCGCTTTAAGATTCGCAGCAGTAGCGACAGCCGAGGCATCAAAGCCGACGACCGCGTACTATACGCCTCGAAGTATTACAACATTCAAGGCATTGAGGAAGTTGGTAGAAACGACCAGCTTGTTTTGCTTTGTCAAATCTCAGGGACTTGATACACATTCACGCACATACGACACCGCTTGAAAAGCAGCTTGCTGAGTTGCGTAAACAGGTGAAAAATCCGAAAGTACAGAGACGGATTCACCGTGGTGCTGGCAACGTCATCAAAAAGGAAATGCTCGGCAATATTTCCGACGCTAAGGAAGTAGTGCGAGTGCGCAGGAAATCGGGACCTGACCTCGATATACCTGTGGGGACTATGCGGCGATCGATCCGCGTGTGGTTGATTGACAAGCAGCAAACATCGTATTGGGTGGGGCCTCGTGTTGGTCGCAGGATGCCGATTGACCGTGACGGCTGGTTCGCAAACATTGTAGAAGGCGGTGACCAAAAGTTTGGCCAAGGACGGAACAAAGGCGTATTTCGTAAATCGATTATGAACGCAACGCCTAAAGCGTACAAGAAAGTCGTGGACGGATACAACCGAGCGATAAGAAAAGCAGCGAAAGCAAAAGCAAAAAGGTCATGAATATAGGCAAGGCGATATACGGCATTTTAAGCGGCACCACGGCGGTAACCGACATCGTTGGCACGAAGATTTTTCCTGAAATTGCCGAACAAGAAACGGCGGTGCCTTTCGTGATTTATCAGGTGCAAAGCGTGCAACCTGAAGATACGCACGATGGTCCGAGCAAGCTGGATGAGGTGCGCGTAGAAGTGCTTTGTTATGATGACGCTTATAACGGAGCGGCTGATTTAGCGAGCGCTGTGCGCGCCGCTTTGGACCGCGTAAGCGGAACGTACAACAGCGTCAATGTAGAAAGCGTACAATTCAATGACGTTGATTTCGAAATAGAGTACGACCCGCGCCGATACAGTCAGGTGCTTACGTTCACATTTCGCATAAAGCGCGATGACATCGAGATAGCGTTAGGCACGCCAATCACGGGCGCGCAGCTTGGCGATTTGTCCGACGTGGACGTAACAGGCGTTACGGATAACCAAATACTGAGTTACGACGCGGCAACGGGCAACTGGATTCCTGCTGCCGATGCTGGAGGCCCTGACGTACTCGACGACTTGAGCGACGTGGACACGGGCGAACCTGAGGACAACCAAATGCTGGCATATCAACAAGGCACGTGGAGCGCAATTTATCAGGACGAGATTACGCTGCCGATTGCGAGCGTGACGGGTTTGCAAGCGGCTTTAGATGACGCGCCCGATAACCTGCGGGAACTTACGGACGTGACGATAAGCACGCCAGCGGATGGTGATTATTTGCAGTACGATTCGGCTGCGGGCGAATGGCAAAACAGCAGCCTAATTATTGGCCGTAACGGTGAGCAATACACAGGCAACTATGACAGCGAAGCGGAAACGCTTTTAGACGGCGCGACGGACACGGTGGAGCTGTACTATACGGCACAGGCGGACGGCGACGGCTTGCACGAAGACGCTCAGACGGACACAGCGCAAAGCGGCTACGACATCCAGCGCAAACTGTACTATGCAGAGAAAGCTCAGGCCGACCCCGACACCAGCGGCGACTGGACGCAGTTCACCGCCATTGCCGATAACACTACGTTCGCAAATGCCAAGGCGGCTTTGCTTGCTTACCTGAAGGAACGCACAGGCGGAACTGTTCCGATTAGCCTCAAAATGACTTGGGAGGAGGTAGCGCAAGCTCCAGCCTTCACGGGTCTTTTGAATGAGAGTTACGGAAGCGGAGCAGAGGCGGCGTATTCAACGCGGCGGCTGAATGGCAACGTAACGGATTGCATGGTTATCCGCAGGGCTTCGGATTCGACGACTACTACGATAGGCTTTGACGGTTCAGGCAACATCGACGAGAGCGCGATAGAAACGTTCTGCACGGGTACTACGTGTACCGTGGTAACGTGGAAAGACCAAAGCGGAAACGGGAACGATGCGACGCAGAGCGACCCGACGAAGCAGCCGACGATTTACACGGGTGGCGCGTTGGTGAAGGAGAACGGCACGTTAGCGGTTGAGTTTTCAAGCGACACTTTAACTCTTGACTCATCGATAACGACGAATGCACTTTGCGTTTTTTCCATGCACGTAGATAGTAGTAACCAATATTTCCCTTTAAGACAGGGAACAACTAACTATGTTTGGTTTCATACATCTTACGGACAATTACGTGCTTTGATGGGAGGTGCATTTGCCATAGATAATTACAGTTCAAAAGGAACAATGGGCTTGCGTACTTTTATAAAAAAAGGAACAAGCGGAAACGAAGCTTTGAGCTACGTTGACGGATTTAATATAACGACAGCGGGATACGAAACATTAGACACCGAAACGGGAACGTTTACCCAGTTAGGAGCCTACACGGGTAAAAGTCAGGAGGTTATTGTATACACGTCCGACAAATCCAGCGTCCGCACCTCCATTGAAGAAAACATAGGCGACTACTTCACCCAAAACACGCCACTGCTCGACACGTACAGCGGGGCGGCGGCGGCTTATTCCTTGAGGCTTTTGGACTCTAGCTATGTTGGTTCAGCGGTAGAGGTTTACAACGGGAGCAGCTACGCTGACATAGGCTTTAACGTATTCGGCGAGTTGGACACGGTTGCACTTGCTGACCATTGCGGAAGTAACGACGGGTTTGTAAGTACTTGGTACGACCAATCAGGCGGCACACTCGGAGATTTAGAGCAAACATCAACAAGTCAAATGCGGAAAATTTACGACGGCGCTACTGGTTATCTTGGTTCTTTAGAAAAA